TTGAGTTTGGAAAAAAGAATGATTACCCGAATTACCTGGTAGATCTGTTTAGCAAGTCAGCTAAGCATAACGCGATCATTAAAAGTAAGGTAAACTACATCACTGGAAACGGATTTAAGCCGATCGAAGAGACGGATCAGGTAGCTCAGGAGTTTATTGATAAGCCAAACCCTTTCGAGTCACTTAATGACATCCTAAAAAAGGTATCGACAGACGTCGAATTATTCGGTGGCGCTTATCTTCAAGTTATCTGGAGCCAAACCGGTGGACAGATTGCAGAGGTTTATCACTTGGACTATACAAAGGTTCGCACGAATGACGATAATACTCAGTTCTGGTATTCCGAAAACTGGCAAGATTCAAAATATAAGCGCTCAATTTACAACGCTTTTAATGACAAGCTTCCAGTAGGGACACAGATCCTATACTTAAAAGAATATCGTCCTAATCTTTCGGCTTATTCTTTGCCTGGTTATATCGGAGCTTTGAACTATATCGAGTCCGACATCGAAGTATCTAAGCACGTCTTAGGAAATGCTCAGACTGGATTCAGTGCTTCTAAATTAATCACGCTTCCAAACGGAGAGCCTCAAGACGAAGAGAAGAGAATCGTAGAGCGTAAATTTACAGATCGTTTTTCTGGATCCGATGGCAAGAAGTTCATTCTTTCCTTCGTGAACGATGCTTCAAGAAAGCCGATCATCGAGGACCTAGGAGCTTCAGATATTACAAAGGAGGATTTCGCAAACGTCGATAAGATCATCGAGAAAAACGTGTACGCTGGACACCAGATCACGTCTCCTGATTTATTCGGTATTGCGACACCTGGTCAATTAGGATCACGCCAGCAAATGCGCGATTCTTACGAGATCTTTAAAAATACTTACGTCAATGATAAGCAAATATATCAAGAACAAGTATTCAGTTTACTTGCCAAATTACGCGGTGCTGTCGATGGGTTACAAATAATCCCAGTCGAGCCTATTGGCATGGAGTTCTCTGAGGCTACTATCGCACAGAACTTAACAAAAGACGAGATCCGCGAAAAACTAGGAGCGCCTAAATTGGAGCCTAAGACTTCAGGAACTTCTCAGGATGTGATCGATGCGATCAATAGCTTATCGCCATTAGTAGCGAACAAGGTGCTAGAGTCAATGACTCCAAACGAAGTCAGAGCTTTGGTAGGCTTAACAGAAGAAAAGGGAGGAAGCGAGCTAGAAGGCGTCGCTCCTTCTGCTACTAATTTACGATTCAGCGAAGACGATGTAATCTCGATCTTTGATCAGTTCGGAGAGTCTAAAAGTAATTACTCTATATTTCGCACGAGAGACACGTTCTCTGCGATGCCTAATGACTTGGAAGAGTCAATGAATTTAGACTTCGCTACGCAAGAATTAACACGCCTAGAGGCGAACGTCTTGGACTTAATCCAGAAGGATAAGAGAATAACTCCAGAGATTATCGCTGGAACTATCAAGACTGACCTTGGAATCATTAATAAAATCATGGACTCCTTAGAGGAGCGCGGTTTGATTAAGTCCACAAATGTAAAAGGGAACGTTGAAAGAATCTTGACTTCTCCGCTTTCTGAGATCACTGACACGAAGCCATCGACGCGTAGCTTTATGGTCCGTTATTCTTACGAGTGGAGATCATCGATACCAGCGGGACAGAGAAACACAGCGGCGCATCCAAGCAGACAATTCTGTGCGCGATTGATGCAATTAGATAAGCTATATACCAGAGCAGAAATCGAAGCGATCAGCTTGCGCCTAGGTTATTCAGTATTTGATCGTCGCGGTGGTTGGTGGACAATGCCAAACGGAGAACACTCTCCTTCTTGCCGTCATGTATGGGCTTCTCAGGTGGTAATTAAAAAAGATTAAGGAATGAAAAATATCTGCTTTATAAACGTAAACACGATCAAGGAAAGAAGCGCGCTTCATTCTAATGTCGATGACAAATTGATCCTTCCGGAAGTTTTGTCGAGCCAGGACATGTTCTTACTTCCTGCCTTAGGCACTGCTTTATACAATCGCTTGCAGGATGGGATTGAAAATAATAATTTGACAGCGGACGAGGTGGACTTACTAGATAATTTCATCACGAATCCTTTAGTGTATTACACGCTTTCTGAGCTTCCGGTGGGATTGTCTTACCAGTTCTATAATAAGGGCTTAGTGCGCAAAACAAGCGACAACACAGACACGCCTCAGATGCAAGATCTAATCGATGTCGCATCAAGATACAGAACACGCGCGGAGTTTTACACTCAGCGTCTGATCAAGCACTTAAAGCAGGTATCATCGACTAGCGATAAGTTCCAGGAATACGTTAATTACGGCACCGGTGTAGATATTATCAAGCCAGAGCGTGACGCTTACCAGGCTTCAATCTGGTTAGGCGATGACTGCGACTGCAAGCCTATGAGTTTTGAAGAAAGATACCAGGGCGAAAACGGAATTTGCTAAAACAAAAAAGATATGCCGAAAGCTTATAGCACAAAAAATATCAAGAAATTAGAAGTTTACCTAGCGACGCAACAAAATGGCAATCAGACAGCTGACATTAAATCAAACAATCAAGCTAATAAGTGATTTAGCCTCCGCGCATGAGCAGATAAACACTGTTTATTTCGGGGATGTATGGGAGTTTTTAAACCAGGCCGATAATGTTTATCCGGCGATGTTCTACTCTTTGACTGGATCTTCAATTTCAGGTAAGGAATTATCACTTAATTTCTCACTTTACTTCCTAGATCGACAGCTCCAGGACGAATCAAATGAAAACGACGTTCTATCGGATCAGCTATTGATCGCGCAGGACATCGTCTCCATGATGCGATACCCAAAGTTTGACTGGGAGATCGGCGATAGTGTAAACCTAGAATTTTTTACAGAGAAGGAAGAGGACTATTTGGCTGGCGTAAAGGCAGACGTAACTGTTTCCTTCCCGATGCTATCCGATCGCTGTCAGGTTCCTACAAATTTTAATTATCCTAACTAATGGCAAATAAAAAAGTAAGTCAATTAACCAGTAAGCCCTCAGTCCTAGTCACTGATTTATTCCCTATTGCTGACCCTTCAACTGGTCAGCTTTATAAGACTACTATTTCAGATTTAGGAACGGCTATCGGTTCGGGTGTAAGCTCTGTGAATGGATTAGTCGGAGCGGTAGTCTTAGATACGGATGACATCCAGGAGCTAGTTAGTCCGACTAATAAATGGTTTACAGATACTAGAGCGAGAGCGGCGCTTTCTGCTTCATCTCCTTTGGCTTACAATAGTGGTACTGGTGTGTTTTCTATTCCAGCTGCAACTTCGACAATAAATGGATATCTAAGCTCTACGGACTGGACAACTTTTAACGCTAAGGCAAACGACTCTTTAGTAGTTCATTTGGCAGGTACTGAAACAATCACTGGTGCAAAGACTTTTAGCGCAAACTTAACGGCTGGGGCTTCTGCTTTTTTTAACACTGGCATTTTATTAAAAGACGGGGCTACCTCAGTCGCTGCTGGTCACTTTGGTATTTCGTCACTTAGTTCCACAACTTTAGGATTTAATTCATCAGGTGGCAGAGCGTTCGACTTAATTATGCCAACTTCAGGCGGAGCTATTACAGTTCCAAATGGTAGCGGGACTTTAGCTTTAACTAGCGATTTAAGCGTTTACGCTTTAGATTCTACAGTAGTACATAACACTGGCAACGAATCTATTTCAGGAGTTAAAACTTTTACAACCTCAGTCCACGCAGCTGGATTAAGATTTAGTGAAAGCGGAGGATTTGCAAACGTTTCAGGATATACTCAAATTGGAGGAACTGCGGATTACTTTAACTTTGTAAATGGGGTAAATAGCAAGCAAGCTACTTTTAACTACGGAACTGGAGGCTCAGGATATACTTACACTTTGCCAAACTCTAACGGAACGCTTGCTTTAACTTCACAATTATCTTCTTACCTACCTTTAAGCGGAGGCACACTTACGGGAGCTTTAAGCGGTACAAGTGCTACGTTTTCGAGTAGTGTTACGGCGGCAAACTTATACATTCCTTCTAGCAATGAAATAAGACTTTATAATACTAATAGTACAAACTGGGGAACAATTAAAGGTTCAACGGATTCAGTTAATGGAATTATTACTTTAATTGGAGGAAGTGGTGCGGGAATGACTATTAACAACGCTGGCAACGTAGGCATCGGAACGAGTTCGCCAAGTGAAGCCTTAGATGTTGTAGGAACAATAAACGTTTCTTCAGCAATCCGTTCTTCTGGAGAAATTATGCTTAGAAGAAGTGGAAATGAATTAAGATTAGGTAGTGGAGTAGGTGCAGATTATTCTGTTTTTTATACTGGTGGCTCTGAACGTATGCGGATTACTTCCGCTGGCAACGTAGGCATCGGAACGACGGCGCCGAGTTACAAGCTAGAAGTTCAAACAAATAGTACTTCAGCTGGACTTTGGGTACAAACTGGAGGCACTACTTCTAGCTACACTATTGCAGATTTTAGAACTGGTACTAATGCAAGTGCACTTTTAATTAGAGCAGATTCTGCAATTTTTACACCTGGGATTTATAATTTTACAACTGGCTCAGGAGCTAACGTAGTCGTTTTCAGTGATGGCTCAATGCAACGCTCAACTTCTTCTTTAAAATATAAAAAGAATGTAGAAAATTACACAAAAGGGCTTGCTGAATTAATGCAAATGCGACCAGTTACTTATGAGGGTAAAGGTCAAGTAGATGCTGGTAAAACTTTTGCTGGTTTAATTGCGGAGGAAGTGCACGACTTAGGACTTACTGAATTTGTTCAATACGCAAAAGATGGAACTCCAGACGCTTTAGCTTATTCTAATATGGTTTCATTATTAGTCAAAGGAATCCAAGAATTAAAAACAGAAAATAATTCATTATTACAAAGAGTTCAAATTTTAGAAAATAAATAATATGGCATTCAATTTCGTAATATCTCAATTAGATTCTATCCCATCCCTTGACGGAATGGATAAAGTAATTTCTACAATTCATTACAGAGCGCAAAAGCAACACGAAGACTTTACTGCAGATACGTACGGCGCGCTCAGTGTCGATGCACCAAACGAAGCGAGCTTCACTCCTTACGATGAGGTTACGAAAGAAATGGTAGAGTCTTGGCTAGAAACTGGACTAGATACCGAAGTAATTGAAGCGAATTTAGATGCACAGATAGAGAACTTTTTAAATCCTCCCCTGGTGGCTTACGCGCTACCTTGGAGCGATCCTGCAAAAATCTAGGACTTTTGCTATCTATTTATAGATTAATAAATTAAACAAACCAAACGATGAAATTAAATTTCAATTTTGACCTTTTAGGTTTAGATGAGCAACCGATCGAGGGTGCAAATGCTGGAAAATTATTAGCGAATGCTTTAGCCCAGGGATCGAAAGGCGATGCCTTAAAGTTCTGGGATTGGGCTGTAAGCTTAAACAAGGGAGAAGTTCTTGACTTGGATACATCTGATCAAGAAACGATCAAAAACTTTATTAAGGATTCTGAAGGTTTCACAATCCTAGCAAAAGCGCAATTATTACAAGTTTTGAAAAAAGACTAATTGATGGAAGTTAATGATATTCTTGGGCAATCTGTAACGGGTGCCATCGCTGCATTGATCGGCTGGATAGTAGGAAGACGCAAAGAAAAGGCGGACCTTAATACAATCGAATTAGAGCAGACCACAAAAGCGATCGAGATCTGGCGCCAGATGGCTCAAGAAATGTCTGACAAAGTGAAGGAGCTTAGCGATAAGATCGACATCTTAACTGCTGAGGTCCACTCTTTAAAATCCGAGAATTCAAACCTGAAAACCAAACTAGGAATAATTGATGAAAGTCACGAAGATAAGCCAAAAAGGTCTCGATCTAATAAAGCGATTTGAGGGTTTAAGTCTTAAGCCCTACCTTTGCCCGGCTTCGATCCCCACTATTGGATACGGGAATACTTACTATACTGACGGAAAGAAAGTAAAACTAACAGATCCGTCAATAACTCAAGCAAAAGCCGACGAGCTTTTAAAATTCTTAATTCAATCCTACGAGAAAGACGTCGATAGTTTCTGTCGCGACGATATTAGTCAGCATCAATTCGATGCGCTGACTTCATTCGCTTATAATTGCGGACCAAGAAATCTAAAATCATCCACTTTATTAAAGAAGGTAAACTTAAACCCAAACGATCCGACAATTCGCACCGAGTTCATGAAGTGGAACAAGGGAGCCGGAAAGGTTTTAGCTGGATTAACTAAACGACGTCAAGCGGAAGCTGACCTTTACTTCTCATAATCATGCGAAAATTACTTATTCTTTTGGCTTCTGTCGCGTTCTTTTCTTGCAAGCAGACAAAGACTCTAACCGAGTATAAAGAAACGCTTAGAATCGATACTATAAAAAGCGAGAAGATCGTAGAAAAATTTAGAGCGGTCCACGACACGCTCACGATCTCGAATCCTTGCGACTCTTCTGGGATCCTTTCCTCTTTTTATTCCAGGTTAATTCTTCCGAATGGATCAGTGACGATCAAGTCAGACAAGGGCCAGATCAGAGCGACGATTGCAATCGATTCGATGCGCTTGGAGAAAGAAAATAATTACCGAAACTCTCAAGTGAAATGGATCGAATACAGAGACAAGGAAGTGATCAAATATCGGGTTCCTACCTGGGTGGTCATGTTACTATTCGCGGAGGCTGTGATGCTAGTCGCTTATATTTATCTTAAATTCGGCTTAAAATAGTGTATCAAATAGACATCGAAGGAATCGAAACTCCCCAAAATAAAACTAGCCAGTTATTGCAGACTATGCTCGACGTAATGGAATCCATTGAGCAGATCGACGATCCTGACTTTGAATATCTTCTAGAGTTGATGTGACCTAAAGCACATTCACTTCTTATTGCAGATCTTCTTATATCATAATGAATTGTTTCCTCTTCATTTTCAATTTTAATACTAATGATACGATAGTGAGGAATTTCTTCTCCAGAAGAAGTGATAGAATAAGATCTTGGATCAATTTCGTAAGATTTTTCGATTAAGTTTTCCATGAGTTTAGATGTTTTGTAGTTGCTTCGTTGCTGACTACATGACAAAGATACTACCTTTTTTGATACTAAAAAATTATTTTAAATTTATTTTTAAATTATTTTCAAGCACAAAAAAGCCCGGAGATAAGATCCCAGGGCTTTCTATTGTCATCTAAACCTATAAAAACACTATGAAAAACAATTAATTACATTACAAAGCTACACAATTTTTCCGTCTTTTATCATAAGATTCTGAACTTTTGCCTTTCCTTCTTCTATTTCTACCAGTGCAAAGCCGTGATTATGCTGGGCAAAAGGATAGTATTTCGGAGATAAGTGAGTCAGGCACCCAGTCGAATAAGAATGAATGAATTTTTTAAAGCCGTTTTTCTTGATCGTGCTCGTCGTTCTATGGACGTGACCTATCAAAGTATTGCAGAAGGTTTTATTAAACGTCGTTTGCGAAGGATTCATCCCTCCAGCCATGAGCTCGTGACCATGGCAGACTAATAGATCGCCCATTTCCATACCTTGCCAGTCCTCCACCCACTCAATTTTTAAGTGATCCATACGGAAGAACTTATCGAACTGCAATTCGTGAAGGCCAGCGAACTCTTCAGCTTGACTAAACAGATAGCGCTGGAAGCGATTCTCGTGATTGCCTGCCTTGAAGTAGATTGGAATCAAAGGGAAGATGTCGCGAAGCTTCTGAAGAAAGTTTCTAGCCATCTCGATCTCGCGCGGAAAGTCTCTAAGATCCTTCTCCTTCTCGTGCCTGGATATCGAATAGAAGTCGAACGTATCGCCGTTCAAATAAAGGCAATCGATCTCTTGCTCTTTCAGATATTTAATCGCGCATGTAAGCGCTTCTAAGGAATGAAAAGGAACGTGAATATCAGATAGGATCCCGATCTTTTTTAAGTGATCTGGAAGGCGTGCACTGGTGTATTCTTTCCCGATCCCTGGCTCGATCCCAAAGCTATCGATCTCGTCCAGGTTGAATGATTCGATCTTCGCGCTTGGCCTGGTATTTTTAAAGTATTCTGATCGGTCCTTTACAGAGATCCCGTATCTAGTCATCTGGCGATGGAAGGTAGTTAAATCTTTGTATCCGTAATTCTCCCAGTTTTCACGCTCAAAATCTGCGCGTGTCATATTGGTAGAGTAGAAGTGTTTCTTGATTGCTTCTGCCTTATCGTTTTCCTTGTTCATATTCTTCCATTAGTTGGTCCACCAGGAACTCAATGTTATTTAATAGCTTCATGCGAAGCACAAAGCCAGCATCGTCGACCTGCTCAATGGATTCCATTACGTCGAGCATAGTCTGCAATAACTGGCTAGTTTTATTTTGGGGAGTTTCGATTCCTTCGATGTCTATTTGATACACTATTTTAAGCCGAATTTAAGATAAATATAAGCGATCAACATGACAGCCTCCGCGAATAGTAGCATGACCACCCAGGTAGGAACCCGATACTTGATCACTTCCTTGTCTCTGTATTCGATCCATTTCACTTGGGAGTTTCGGTAATTATTCTCGATCTCCTGGCGCATCGAATCGATATCGATCGTCGCTTTGATCTGGCCCTTGTCGGACTTGATCGTCACTGATCCATTCGGAAGAATTAACCTGGAATAAAAAGAGGAAAGGATCCCAGAAGAGTCGCAAGGATTCGAGATCGTGAGCGTATCGTGTACCGCTCTAAATTTTTCTACGATTTTCTCGCTTTTAATAGTATCGATTTTAAGCGTTTCTTTATACTCGGTTAGAGTCTTTGTCTGCTTGCAAGAAAAGAACGCGACAGAAGCCAAAAGAATAAGTAATTTTTTCATATTTTGCTAAGTTGAAAGTGCATTCCATCCTTGCGCGTCCAAGTTCCACCCCAGTCAAAGCCTGAGCTTGTAAAACATTCCACAAATTTATTGGATAATTTAGGCGTCTGTCCTAATCCATTCTCGAAGGCGTTTACATCTATTGCGATAGCCCATGAGTGTAATGACATTGAAGTAAGACCGCGCTTCTTTCTAATATTGAAGCACCCGTCCCAAGTCTTTAATTCTTTTACTGATCCAGAGTCAATCAATTTTTTAAATGCCAGGGATAGCGGACCGATTAAATCTTTATTGCAATAGATTCTTTTAGGGATCAGTCCTATTTCTAGGTTTGTAGGCACATCCCAAAGAACAAGGTTAGGATTAGAATCCGATGCTGGGCCGTACTTTTTAAGCGCTTGCTGTGAAGTGACCATTTGGTTAGAATATAAAGGTATAATTAATTAAGATTTCCGTGACCTGGTAGGCTTTGGCTTATCTTCGTAACTTTCATCAATTATTCCTAGTTTGGTTTTCAGGTTTGAATTTTCGGATTTTAAAGAGTGGACCTCAGCAGTTAAGATGTCGATCTTATCGCTTAGCTCCTTCACTTTGTCAGACATTTCTTGAGCCATCTGTCTCCAGATCTCGATCGCTTTTGTGGTCTGCTCTAATTCGATTGTATTAAGGTCCGCTTTTTCTTTGCGCCTTCCTACTATCCAGCCGATCAATGCAGCGATGGCACCCGTTACAGATTGCCCAAGAATATCATTAACTTCCATTAATTAGTCTTTTTTCAAAACTTGTAATAATTGCGCTTTTGCTAGGAT